AATCCAAGACTATATCATAGTGCAATTCAGTTTACAGATGATAGTATAACTGTGTCCAGCGACGGAAAGCAATTTGAAATTATGCGTGTTATGTCTAGAGATAGACCAGATATAGAACCTGAAGTTTTTGATGTGCTTTTAGAAGATAAATTATTAAAAGAAGCAATATCACAAAGCGGCGGTGAGTTGCCAGACTTGTATAGGCAACCTTCTGCAGAAGAAACAAATGGAGCAATACAGGCATTCATTGATGTAATGAATAAAACATATCCAGAAATGGTTAGATTTTATGCACATTTGCCTCCATTTCAAGAATATGCTCCTTTAGGTCCTTTAAGACTAAAAGGTATCATAGAAGAAGGCACAGTTTATCAAAGTGCAGGTACAGATCCTTCATTGTTTTATGAACAATCAATTGCAAAAGATAGAATATGGCTAGTTGGCGATGGTAAGGACAATGACGGCGATGGTGAAGTAGACGGCGGCAATGCAAACATATACTTTGACGAAAGATATCAACAAGAAGGACTAGACGCAAGACAGTTTGAAATTCCTGACACTGAAGAAAAAGTAGAATTAGACGATGACGAAATGAGCATAGTCCGTGATTTGGCAAGTAGAAAAGAAGACCTTATTTTAGCTGCTATAGACAGATTGTTTAAAATGAACAATTCTAAAAAAGTATATCTTGAAACAATATATCCAGGTTTCAAACAAGAAACAGGACAGTTTTTAGAAGAAGAATTAGGTGGCAGAGGTGATGATGCTTGGACATATAAATTTTTCAAAGAAGATACAACCGAGTCTAATCCATATATGGCAGCATTGTTAGATAGATTTGCAAAATCAATTGGAAAAGGTAGTCCTTTAAATGTTATTGCATTTGTAGCACCTAAGGGCACTGCTGATCAATTTAAATTAGCATTAGACAGACCATCATTTGCAGGTATATTTAGCACTGTTGACGAACCAATGCTAAGAAAACTTTTTAAGGCTTTGGTTAGCAGAGAAGACTTTGATATTGTTGACAAGTATTATGATGGTGATTTACAAACAGACATAGAAGATAAAGACTGGTGGGCATCTGAAGAAGATGTTGCATCAAGGTTGAAGAAAATTGGTGTAAATCCAAGAAAAATAGCACGTGAAAATATAATCAAAGAGGCTGATGCTATCCGTGCTGAATTAGATCAAATACAAGATTTACAAGATAAACCAGATGAATTAAAAGCACTTATAGATTCAATTGATATAATGAAAATTGTTGACAAACTTGAAGCGTATATGAAGGAATATGATCTTCTAGACGGAAATAAACAAGACGAGATAATGATGGAAGTTTTCCAAACATTAAATCCTATTTTGTATATTGCCCGTGATAACCCGAACATCAATTTTGGCTATAATTATCAGCAAGAAGAGCAAAGAAAGAAAACACTATTTGGTGGTATACCTAACTACGAAAAGGCAAGACAAAAATATATGGAATTAAGAAGAAAGTATGAGCCTGAAGTGGATAGATGATTACGATCTAGAAGAACGCGAACTTTACAATCAACTACCACACTTACACAAGTGGTGGAATAAATTATACCTAGCTGAAACAATGGGATACAGTTGCGGTCCAGGTGCTACAGAAATTCCTGAAACAAAAGAATACGTAATAAGACCTATATATAATTTAGGTGGAATGGGTATTTGTACAACAATAAAAGTTTTAGAAAAAGGGGATATTTCAAGTGTACCACCAGGATATTTTTGGTGTGAGTATTTTGAAGGCAGACATTTTTCAACAACATATTATAAAGAAAACAACGAGTGGAAGTGTTTACATAATTGGCAAGGCTGGAATGATAAAACAAATGTCATAAAATTCACAAGATGGAAAAAAAGTGATGATATACCTGTATTGCCAAAACCTTTAGCAGCCATAGACATACCTATCATTAATGTAGAATACAAAGAAAACAATCCTATTGAAATACATTTCCGTCCTAGTGGTAATCCAGATGGCACCACTGAAGATAAATGGAATGAATATATACCAATATGGCAAGATACAACAACAGAGTATAAAGAATCTCTTGTCAAAGAAGGTTATCAATGGATAGATAATCCTTATGAAGATTGGTATGAAGATATTGAACCATATTTCAAAGAACAAAGGTTAGGTTATTATGTACGGTAGAATAGATTTATCTAAGATAGACTATGAATTAGATCCAGACATTGTGAATGTTAAACCAACACTTAAAGAAGCAACAGAAGTATTTGTAACATATTGCAAACATAAAAATTTTGAAAGTGTACATCCTTTATATCAAGATGATATTGACCTTTATGCCTGGAACTGCTTATACGAAAATAATAAACTTATTGCTTGGGAGCAGACATTAATGTATCCTAATGATAAAGTAGGATTTAGTCAACAATTTGCTTGGAATTACGAACAACCTTGGAAGCGTATTGGTTGGCGCTTCAGTCACCACGTTCCTGCTTGGATGAAGTCACAAGGATATAAGTATCTTTACTTAGGTGACCACCAAGATTACAAAGCAGAAATTATAGGATATGAAATATTGGCGCATATAGATAAACACGTAGATGGGTCATTTAAAGCTTGACATTTTGACAATATTCTATTACTATAAAACAAATAACTAAGGAGTACTATATGAGTGACCGTGTGTATGGCCCAGAGGAAAAGGCCAAGTTAGAACGCCTAGTGAAAGAAGGTGTAACTGTATTACAGGAAATCGAAGATCTACAAGGTGGACTGAAAGAAACTGTAAAAGCAGTAGCCGAAGAACTAAACGTAAAGCCTAGTCTAATCAATAAAGCAATAAAAGTTGCACAAAAACGTGATTGGAGTAGAGTATCTGATGAATTTGAGGATTTAGAAACAATCGTAGCTACCACAGGTTACGATACTGATGAATAAGATTTTAGAATATATAAAAGAAAGCTATAGGTTATCACCCGTGGCTTTTTATTGTGAGATGGTTGAAACTACAGTATTGATGGCAGCCAGTGTTATCTTAACTTTTACTGTGTTAGATCCTGCTACTGAGCTTTTTATACCCTTATATTTGTTAGGAAGTATACTTGGTGTTATAAGTACAGTAATTAGAAAAGCAGCCTTTGCAATCGTACTTTGTGCTTGGTTTGTACTAATGAATTCGATTGCTCTTGTACAGCTTTTTGTGCTATAATAATACAAAGGAATATAAATGCCATACGTAGACGCTTTTTTTGATAGAGATGCAGATATTATCCGTGCAGTAGAACGCAAGGATGGTAAAAGGCATTTTACTGAATATCAAGCAAAGTATACATTTTACTATGAAGATCCACGTGGCAAATACAAAAGCATTTATGGAGATCCACTACAACGTGTAGTTTGTAAAAATACAAAAGATTTTAGAAAAGAACTTGCCATTAACAAAGGCAAAAAAATGTTTGAGTCGGATGTAAATCCAATATTTCAATGTTTGAGTGAACACTATCTTAACCAAGATGCTCCTAAACTAAATGTTTGCTTTTTTGATATTGAGACTGATTTTGATCCAGATAGAGGCTTTGCTGATCCAAGCGATCCTTTTATGCCAATTACTGCTATTACTGTGCATTTACAATGGTTAGATGCATTGGTAACATTTGCATTGCCGCCCAAAACACTAACTATGGAAGAAGCACAAGCAGAATGTGCAGATTTTGATAATACATATTTGTATGAAAATGAAGGAGATATGCTACAAGCATTTCTTGATGTTATAGAAGATGCAGATATATTGAGCGGCTGGAACAGTGAAGGTTATGATATTCCTTACACTGTAAATCGTGTTTCACGGGTGTTGAGCAAAGATGACACTAGGCGCTTTTGTTTGTGGAAGCAACTTCCAAGACGTAGAGAGTTTGAAAAGTTTGGCAAAACTGCTGAAACGTTTGATACAATAGGTAGAGTGCATATGGACTATCTTGAACTGTATCGCAAATATACATATGAAGAACGTCACACATACAGACTTGATGCTATTGGTGAAATGGAAGTTGGTGAAAACAAGACTGTGTATGAAGGCACACTTGATCAACTTTACAACAACGACTTTAAAAAGTTTATTGAATACAATAGACAAGACGTTGCACTACTAGATAAAATTGATAAGAAGTTACGCTTTATTGATCTTGCAAATGAAATTGCACACGATAATACTGTGTTATTACAAACAACAGCAGGTGCAGTTGCAGTTACAGAGCAAGCAATTGTTAATGAAGCACACAGAAGAGGTATGCAAGCACCTAACAGAGTACAACACGAAGGGCAAACTGCCGCGGCAGGTGCTTATGTTGCGTATCCTAAAAAAGGTGTACATAAGTGGATTGGTAGTATGGACTTGAACAGTCTATATCCAAGTATTATTCGTGCAATGAATATGGCTCCAGAAACTATTATTGGACAAATACGTCCAGACTTGACTGAAGAGTTTTTACACAATGCACAAACACTTGAAAAGAAAAGTTTTGCGGCAAGTTGGGAAGGTAAGTTTGCTACATTAGAATATGATGCTGTAATGGAACAACGCAAAGACGTTGCACTTACATTAGATTTAGAAGATGGTACAAGCCACGTGCTAAGTGGTGCAGAAATATACAAACTTATTTTTGATAGCCATCAACCGTGGATGCTTAGTGCTAACGGTACTGTGTTTACAACAGAAGTCGAAGGTGTTATTCCAGGTTTGCTGAAACGTTGGTATGCAGAGCGTAAAGAATTACAAGCAAAAATGCGTAAAGCAATTGATGCAGGCAACGAAACAGAAATAGCATTTTGGGACAAAAGACAACTTGTCAAAAAGATTAACTTGAACAGTTTGTATGGTGCTATTTTGAATCCAGGCTGTAGATTTTTTGATAAACGTATTGGACAGTCAACAACACTAACTGGCAGACAAATTGCAAAGCATATGGCAAGTGAAGTGAATAAGATTATTACAGGCGAATATGATCACGTAGGTAAAGCAATTATATATGGTGATACAGACTCTGTTTACTTTAGTGCGTATCCTGTACTTGAAGAAGAAATTACTGCTGGTACTGTGCCTTGGGGTAAAGATAATGTAATTACATTGTATGACCAGTTATGCGAACAAGCAAACACAACATTTCCAGATTTTATGCGTGACGCATTTCATTGTCCTCGCCCACGTAGTGAGGTTATTGCTGCCGCAAGAGAAGTTGTTGCAGACACAGGCTTGTTTATTACAAAGAAACGTTATGCAGTGCGAGTGTATGACTTAGAAGGTGATAGAAAAGATAAAGATGGTGCATTAGGTAAAGTTAAAGCTATGGGCTTGGACTTAAAGCGTAGTGATACTCCAGTGTTTATGCAAAACTATTTGAAAACATTGCTTGATATGGTATTAGCAGTACAGCCCGAAAAAGAATTACTAGAAAGTATAAGTGAATTTAGGCGTGAGTTTAAAGAACGTCCAGGATTTGAGAAAGGTTCACCCAAACGTGCAAACAAGATTGGACATTATCAACGACTAGAAGAAAAGCAAGGCAAAGCAAATATGCCTGGACACGTAAGAGCAAGCATCAACTGGAATACATTGAAACGTATGAATGGTGATAAATATTCCCAAGAAATTGTAGATGGTATGAAAGTTATTGTTTGTAAACTAAAACAAAATCCATTAGGATATACTTCTGTTGCTTATCCAACAGATCAACTAAGACTTCCTGATTGGTTTAAAGAGCTTCCTTTTGATGGCGATGCAATGGAAGAAGTTATTATTGACAACAAACTAGACAACTTAATTGGTGTGTTGAAATATGACTTAGAAAGCACAAAGCAAAAAACAACATTTAACAATTTATTTGAATGGAGTTAATATGGAAAGAATCGAAGGATTTGAAGAACGCATTATTTACATAGATGGCGACAGTGTTGCGTGTAGTGGAGATAACAATGACCACCCAAAAGTTTATCTTAGAATACCACACGATGGACATTATGTTGTTTGTGGATATTGTGATATAAAATATGCACGTAAAGACCCTGATATACCTGAACAAAAAGTTACAGAAGAAAAAGCTAAAGAATATGGCGGGCCAAAAGAAGCCGAACCAACTAGATATGGAACTTGGGAATATAAAGGAAGGGAGATAGACTTTTGAAAGTAGATATACAAGATATTGGTGGAGTTATCGCTAAACAAGACGAACGATACATTGTTAAAGATAACACACTGTTACAAAATTTAGTATTAAGTAGTACAACAATGAAGCCTGGCAAATCTACGTCAGGACATATACACAAAGGACAAGAAGAAATTTATTTCTTTATTAGAGGTAAAGGCACAATGTATCTAAATGATGAGCCTATGGCAGTTGGTCCTGGTGATGTTGTATTGATTAAAGATGGTATACATCATAGAGTAGAATCTGATATGTATCAAGGTAAAGACCAAGAACTTTACTTTGTTTGTGCATTTGATGGTAGGCGGAATCATTAATGAAAGTAGGATTTACTTGTTCAACATTTGATTTATTACACGCAGGACACGTACAAATGTTACGTGAAGCAAAAGAACAATGCGATTATTTAATATGTGCATTACAAATGGATCCTAGTGTAGATCGATCAGAAAAAAATGCTCCTGTGCAAACTATTGTCGAACGCTATACACAATTAAAAGGTGTAAAGTATGTTGATGAAATTATTCCTTATGGCACTGAAAAAGACCTAGAAGATATATTGACAATGTATCATATAGATGTTAGAATACTTGGAGAAGAATACAGAGACAAAGATTTTACAGGTAAAGACATTTGTCGTAAGCGTGAAATAGATTTGTATTTTAATAAACGTGATCATAGATTTAGCACTAGTGATTTAAGAAAGAGAGTATGTGAAGTATAATGAATAAATTTATATTCGATGTTGACGGCACACTTACACCAAGTAGACAAACTATTCATCCAGAGTTTAAAACATTTTTTAAATCATTTATTACACATAATAAAGTATGGTTAGTAACTGGTAGCGATTATAATAAGACAGTCGAACAGCTTGGTGAAGATATTTGTGAAAATGTTGAGTCTTGTTATAATTGCAGTGGCAATGATGTCTACAAAAAAGGACAAAATGTAGCAAGTAAAACATTTGATGCTCCTAAAGAATTGTATAATTTAATGCACGGTTGGTTACAAGCAAGTAATTTTCCATTACGTACAGGTAATCATATAGAAGAAAGAACAGGTACAATTAATTTTAGTATAGTAGGACGTAATTGCACACTAGGTGAACGTAAACTTTATATACAACACGATTTGCAAAACAAAGAACGTGAAAGTATTGCTTTTCAAATTAATTTAGAATTTCCTGATATAACTGCAACTATAGGTGGCGAAACAGGAATAGACATATATCGTAAAGGTGGAGATAAAAGTCAAATCTTAGAAGATTTTAACAAGAATGATAAAATTTATTTCTTTGGTGACAAAATTGTTGAAGGTGGTAATGATTGGCCATTAGCAGTCAAGCTAGATACAAAACGTTGTTTCAATGTTAAAGATTATCGTGATACTTGGGAAAGACTTGGATACTTTCAGGAAGCGAAGTTAGCACAATGATTATAGCAGGATACGGATTTGTTGGACAGGCATACGAATTACTATTCAAAGACCATAGAAGAGAAATTGAAATACACGATCCACCTAAAGACAAATATGCTGATTTTTCAAATACAAGTGCTGTGGTAATATGTGTACCTACTCCATCAGCAGAAGATGGTAGTTGTGATGTAAGTGCTGTGTACAGCACTATAGAACTTTGTAATGAAACAACACCTATATTAATCAAAAGCACAATAAGTTTACAAGGCTGGCAAGATATAAAAAATAATTTTCCTAATCATAGATTATGTTTTTCTCCAGAGTTTCTTAGAGCAAAAAACTATATGAATGATATTAAACAATTAGACTGTATTATTTTAAGTGGTGATACAGATTACTGGCGTGACCAATATAGTTTTAATTGGCCTCAATGCCGTATAAACATTGTTACACCAGAAGAAGCTATTGCTATAAAATATTTTAGAAATGCTTTCTTAGCAACTAAAGTAAGTTTCTTCAATGAAATTTTTGATTTTTGTAAAGCATATAATTTAGACTATGAAGAAGTGCAAGCAGGTATTACAGATGATAAACGTATAGGTTCAAGTCATAGTTATGTATGGCCAGAAGAAGGTATACGTGGATGGGGTGGAATGTGTTTTCCAAAAGACACAAAGGCTCTATTAAAAATGGCATCAGAAAAAAATATTAATCTAAATACATTGTCGGCAGCAGTTTATTATAACACAAAATTGAAACAAACACTTGACAAATAAAGCAAAAGTTAGTATAATTAATCAACAACGGAGAACAATATGCAAGATATTCTACAAGACATTGTGAGTCATACACACAGACTAGGTTTTATTACTACACTGAAAGTTACAGCAGAAGAAGATACTCAAATTGATAGTATGGCTGATGATCGTAGTGTGATTATGACAGCAACAACACATTCGCCAGTTGGTGAATTTAACGGAACATTTGGTATGCCAGATCTTGGCAAATTAGATTATCACTTGAAAAATCCAGAGTACAAAGACAATGCAAAGATTGAAGTTGTACAAGCAGAACGCAACGGAGAAGTGATACCAACACACATACACTTTGAAAATGCATCGGGTGATTTTGAAAATGATTATCGTTTTATGAACAAAGCAATTATTGAAGAAAAACTAAAAAGTGTAAAGTTCAAAGTCAGCACATATGATGTTGAGATTCAGCCTAATATGGCAGCAATTGCACGTATGAAATTGATGTCAGGCGCACACAGTGAAGAAACAGTGTTCCAAGTAAAGACTGAAGATAACAACTTGAACTTTTACTTTGGTGACGAAGCAACACACGCAGGTTCATTTACATTTGAACACGGTATTGAAGGCAAACTTACACATACTTGGGCGTGGCCAGTTGCACAAACACTTGCTATACTAAACTTAGATGGTGACAAAACAATGAGTATCACTGATCAAGGTGCTATGAAAATTAGCGTAGACAGTGGTATGGCAAAATATGATTACATTCTACCAGCGCAACAGAAATAATGCAAGAAAAAAATAGATTACACTGGACTACAGTAATGACAGAAAAAGGTATGCTTTCTATAATAGGCATACTTACTGTTGTTGCGGCAGGTTTAGATGTATATTCTATGATTATGGATCTTAAGATAGAACTTGCAGATTTATTTCTGCTTTTTATATATACTGAGATTGTAGGTATGGTTGGTGCATACTTTATTAGCAACAGAATACCTGTTACATTGCCTATTATAATTGCAATGACAGCATTGTGTAGATTAATTGTGCTACACAGTAAAGACGCAAATCCTTGGGTGCTAGTTGCCGAAGCTGGTGCAATTTTAATTCTTGCAGGCGCCGCATATGTAATGAGTCAAAAAGATAAGTTAAGTTTAGAAAAGAGAGCAATACGTGAAAAAGGATCTAACACAAACACAGAATGATTATGCTGTGTTTCTTCCAAGTATAAGTGGCTTTTATGCTACATTTGTAGGTAAACAACGTTTCGGTGAATACGTTGATTACAATCGTGTGCCATCTGGACTTAATGAAGTAGAAAGTCTAAACTTTTTGAATCCTGATAAAGGAGCATTTCATTATAAGTGGGCTTTGTATTCTGCAGGACACGCAGACTTAGATATAAACAAACACGTAGAAAAAGAAGATATGTTACGCAACCGCGATAGAGAAAATAGTTGGTTGCTTGGTGACTCTGGTGGTTTCCAAATTGCAAAAGGACTTTGGGAAGGTGACTGGACTAATCCTAAATGTCCAAAAGCACAAAAGAAACGTGAACTTGTTGTTAACTGGATGGAAGAATATATGGACTATGGAATGATGTTGGATATTCCAACTTGGACTTTCCAAGATCCTAAGGCAGCAAAGGCAGCAAATATTCACAGTTATCAAGATGCTGTAGATGCAACACACATAAACGCAAAATACTATATGGCAAATAGACGTGGCAACTTCAAAGTGCTGAACGTATTACAAGGTAGTAACCACGCAGATGCAGATAGTTGGTATGAAGAGTTCAAGCATTATTGCGATCCAGCACAGTTTCCAGATACACACTTTAATGGCTGGGCAATGGGTGGACAAAATATGTGCGATGTTGATTTGATATTGCGTAGACTTGTGCATCAAATACACGATGGGTTACTAGAAGAAGGTGTTCACGATGTTATGCACTTCTTAGGCACAAGTAAGTTAGAATGGGCTGTATTGCTTACAGATATCCAACGTGCAGTGCGTAAGTATCATAATAAAAACTTTATGATTACATATGACTGTGCATCGCCTTTCTTAGCAACAGCAAATGGACAAGTTTATCACACAATACGTATTGAAGATCGTGGCAAGTGGAGTTATATGATGTCGCCAGGCGCTGATGATAAGAAGTATGCAACAGACACAAGAACATTTAAAGATGCACTTGAAACAGATGGTCTTTTGAAAGCATTTGAAGACTCTCCTATTAGTAAAGAATGTCAAATAAAAGACATTTGTATTTACAAACCAGGCGATTTGAATAAAATTGGTAAAGAAGGCAAAACAAGTTGGGACTCATTTAGTTATGCATTACAAATGGGTCATAATGTATGGATGCACATTGAAAGCACACAACGAGCAAACGAACGTTATGACACAGGAGAATATCCTTATATGTTGATTGACGAACGTTTTGAACGTATAGAGTTTAAACAAGTTGTTGATGAGATCTTTAGTTTAAAAGATAGACAAAAAAGTTTAGATTTAATAACAAAATATTCTAAGTTTTGGATGCAAGTTATAGGCACAAGACTTAATGTAGGAAAAAAGACTGTAAACGCAAGCACAAAGTTCGGAGAACTATTTGAGGAGATCTAAATGGGCGACGACAACGATAAATTAATATCTCACCTTGAAGAATTAAGAAAAAAACACAGAGCACTTGACACAGAAATACAAAAGTTATATACTCATCATATTACCGAAGAGTTAAGACGGTTAAAAACAGAAAAACTTTGGTTAAAAGATGAAATTTATAGAATAGAAAGACAACTAATAGACAAAGGCATATATGTAAATGGATACCAATGAAAAAGAACTTAGGTTACTTGCATTAGAAATGGCTTTAGAAGATTTGGATAAGATTATTGCAAATATGAAAGAAAAAAATTATCCGCCAGAACAGTTAAATGAATACATTAAAAAACGTTGGAATACGTGGAACGAAATATATCAGGTGAAACAGCAATGAAAAGAGATTATGATAGCGGTGTAAATGAAAGTGTAAACTTTTTTATTGGCACAGAAGTAGAACACACGCCAAAGTTTGGTAAGAAAACGCTGTTCGTTGTAGGTGTACAAAACTTTGAAGATATTGTTGAACACGCAAACAAAGCAGGTGTTGATCATATTTATATTGGTGCCAATATGAGCTTTGAACCAAATGAAGCATATGATAATATGATCTTTCCATTGTTGAAAGAAGGTTTTTGGATAACATTAGATTTTGATATTAAAGATGTAGAATGGGTATTAGAATCCGGTTACACTGAATACAATCGTTTTATTCCAATGATTAGTGCAAAACTGCCATACATAAGTCAACTAGGATATAATGCGTGTCTTAAAATAGATGACAAAGACTTTGATGCAACTAATCCGGGTGTATGGGTGCATAGGATGCACGATTTAAAAGAGAAGGCTGTTTTTACTGATTGGTCTAAATACACCACAGACGAAATCATAGGTTGACAATATGAGCCAAGAACGTTATTATGAATATATGTTAAGGCGCTTTAGAGAGGAAAATGCAAAATTGAATAAAACATTAGAAATTGCAAAACGTAGTATATGGGTTACATTTCGTAAAGAAGGTATACATTTATATCCTGCGGCAAAAGACGATCCAGCACTAGCAACAGGTGGCTGGGACGATGTAAGTTTTTTAGGTGTAGCACATAGACACATCTTTCATTTCAAAGTGCAAATTGAAGTTACGCACAATGATAGAGATATTGAATTTATTCAATTCAAGCGTTGGTTAGAAAGTTTATATGATGATAAAACTATCGAACTCAACCACAAGTCTTGTGAAATGATAGCAGATGACTTGTATACACAGATTAACAACAAATATCCAGGCCGGTTTGTTGTAATTGATGTCGCCGAAGATGGCGAAAACGGCTGTTCAATCATTTATCCTAACTTAGAAGCAAAAAAGGATTATTAAGGAAATGACTATCAAAAATCCTGTCGTTAATAAAATCTTTAACGACTTAGACGAACTGCACGATTTTTGTCGTACAGAAGGTTATCCATTTAACCAGGCAGATCTTTACAAAAAAGATGCCCGTGTTTGGCAGGCCTTCACCAAATATAAAAACTGGATCCGAGCTAAGAATCGGAATAAAGGACGTAATTAATGAGAAAACTGTTTTATATGGGCTTAGAGCCTTATGAAGGCAGGTACACATTACAGTTAGAAGAGTGGTCACGAAGAGCGTTTTTAAGACGTGACATCGACTGGGTTAGTGTGCCTGGTACTACTATTGATAACACAAAAGCAATTCAAGTCGGTCAGGTGTTAGATGCACACGGCCGTTCTTACTTTGCAATGTCGCAAATGATGAACTTAGTGCAAATGATGCGTAACGGTGAAGTTACAGGCGAAGATGTTGTATTCTTTGAAGATATGTTTCAGCCTGGTATGGAATCGTTGCCTTACATTATGGATCAGATTCCAGCAGAACAACGCCCGCAAGTTTGGATACGTTGTTTAGCACAGGCTGTAGATCCAGATGACTTTGTACACGTTTGGGGTATGGGCAAGTGGATGAGTTTGTATGAAGAAATGTGCAATGAGTTTGTTACAGGCGTATTAGCAAGTAATGAAGAAATGGTTGCACATATGAAAATAGCAAACTGGAAAGCACCTATTTACAACATTAGTGGACTTGCGTTTGATAAAACAGAAGTGCAACTTAGAGTAGGCGAAATTAAGCCTTGGGACGAACGTGAAAATCGTGTAGTATTTGCGGCACGTTTTGATCAAGAAAAACAGCCAGACTTTTTTATGGATATTGCTGAACAACTCAATGATGCAGATATTGAGTTTGCTATTCTACAAGGTGGTCCATTAAGAAGTAACAATATAAAGTATATTGATAGAGCAAGAGCTCTTGAAAAAGCAGGTTGCTTAAAAATTTATGAAAACTTAAAAAAGAATGATTACTATCATATTGTAAATCATAGTAAAGTTTTATTTAACTGTGCATTACAAGACTGGACAAGTAATACAGTAAGTGAAGCAGATGCATTAGGTTGTAATGTATTGTTTCCTGCATATAGAAGTTTTCCTGAAATATTTGCAAACGATTACACAAGAATGTATGTTCCTTGGAGTACAGAAGATGCAGTCAACAAACTACAGCCATTGCTAGATTCTCCACACAAAGACTTAGGTAAGATTAGTGATTGGACTAGTGCAACAATTGATCGTTATATTGATATTATGCAAGGCAACGGTGAACAGTGGCGTAGAGATAGCAATCGTTATAGAGATCACGTAGCGGAGACAAAGTATTGAAAGTTTTAGTTACAGGTGCAACAGGATACATAGGTAGTCACGTTTGTAAACTACTAAAAGAACGTGGACATTTTGTTGTTGGTTGGGATATTAATATTCACGGCGAACACAATGATGTATCTGCATACTGTGATGATTTTCATAATGTTGATATTACTGGGCAATATGTTGGTGGCATTTATGATGCTATTGTGCATTTAGCAGGCCGTAGTGTTGTGCCAGATAGTATGAAGGAGCCTAGTGAATACTATAGAGTAAATGTAATGGGTACACTAAATCTTCTAAATAAGACAACTTGCCCACACGTTTTGTTTGCTAGTACAAGTAGTGCTTGGGAAATGGCAAGTCCATATGCACGTAGCAAAGTAGCCGCAGAAGATGTAATAAAGGAGAAAGCTGATGGATACACTATATTTAGATTTTTTAACGTATCTGGTACTGACGGGCATAATCGTCAATTGGGCGTTCCTACCCATCTTATTCGTGTTGCTGCTATGGTGGCTGCTGAGAAACTACCCGACCTTAAGATCTTTGGCGTGGACTATGATACTAGGGATGGTACTTGTATTCGTGATTATATTCACATTGCTGATTTGGCTAGTGCCATTGCTAATGCCGTTGAACGAGGACCAGCTAATACAGACTATGAATGTCTTGGTTCTAACGTAGGATATAGTGTACGTGAAGTTATCAATACTATGGAGAAAGTTACAGGTAAATCAATAATTACTGTAGAGGCACCAAGAAGAGAAGGTGATGCTGTTACAAGTGTTGTTGATAATTTAAGTGACCTTGTAACACTAGAAAAAACGATTGAGGATATGTGTCTTGATCAATACAAATTAGAAAGGAGCAGAAATGCACTCGAGTGAACTAAAAGGAACTGATAATTTATATTACTGGGTTTTACGTGCCATCGAATATTTAGACGATGGTGAATTTTTGGAAGGTATAATGTGGTTTGAAGAAGAAGCAAAACATATTTTAGATAATATTCAAGAGTGGCCTGAAAATCCCCAATTGCTTGAAGATTGTAGAGATGCACGTGAAATGATTCAAAATGAAGATTGGCCAGGTGTATTAGAGGCAATTGAAAATCTTAGAGGACATATGGAAAATATGGGGTATCTATAATGCGAGATCACGCTGAAACTGTACATATAACTACTGAGGATCTTATTGATAGCGATGTTCAAGTTACAACAACGTACGATCCTTTATATGATATAGATTTAACATCAATAAGTTCAACCGATACTATTACAATTGATACAAATACTGTAGATACTTTATTAACAGGTGAAGATCAAGTTTATACACTAACTGGATATAATACGCCAGTTGTTTTTGAAGATATAATGCCAGAAGTATCCAAAGTAGAAGATATGTGTAATGAATATCCTGCATTACAAAAAGCATATGAAAATTTTAAAAGCATATATGCAATGGTACATCAGGATTATGTTGGTAACAGAAAAAATGAAGAAGAGGTTCCATTTTAATGCAACATAGTATCGAGCAATGGATTGATAGAATCAATGCAATGAAAGATTTGTGCATACAAGCACACAGAGTACGGAATGAATTTTCTGAAATAAGCAATAAAAAATATGATGCCGCAACTTGTAAACATATGCTAGAACAAGTGCAAGAAATGGCACGTGGCATTGCACACGAAAAAATTACTGAAATAAAAACAGAGATGGACGAATGGAAAAAATAGACAGGAAATATTATTCTTGGGATGATGTACAAAAATGCGCTCATAAGTTAGCACTTGAAATGTACAAAAATAATTTTCGTCCTAATTACATTGTAGGACTTAATAGAGGCGGATTGCCTTTAAGTGTAATATTAAGCCACCTACTAGACTGTAATCATTACACACTAGATGTGCGTTTACGTGATAGTAAAGAACAGCCAGAAAGTAATTTATGGATGGCTGAAGATGCACTAGGTTATCACGATGGAAAATGTAAACCAAAAATGCGTAAACAAATATTAGTTGTAGATGATATCAACGACACAGGCGCTACGTTTGATTGGATCAAACAAGACTGGGAATCGGGTTGTTTACCTGATAGCATAGGGTGGGAAGATGTTTGGCACGAAAATGTCCGTTTTGCTACAATGTGCGAGAAAACACACACAAATTTTGGCAATGTAGACTATGTATGGGAAGAAATAGATACTAGCGAAAAAGATACTTGGATTGTTTTTCCTTGGGAATATGATTAATAAATAATTATAAACAACAAGGAGGGAAATATGAGTTGTGGGTGCGGAAGAAGTCCAACTGGTAGATGTATTGGTTGGCATAGCTTAACTGAGGAACAATACCTCGAAAAGAAAGCTCAATATGAAGAGAGACAGAGACTAAAAAAGGAGAAAAGCCAATGAGTATGAGTGAACAATTAGCCAAAGCTGCCAGGATGCACGCCGAAGGCGAGCTAGAAAGAGCTAAAACGAATATTATGGTATATATGAATCAAAGTGTTGGTATAGGCGAACACGCAGATATTGTAGAAGCAATACAAAATGAATTAGACACTATGGCGGCAGCCAGTGATAGAATTGAAATGATTGAAAAATATTTTAGTTAATTGTTGACAAAAGATCTAAATAGTGTTACTATAAACAATAGACATCCTCGTCTATAACTCGGAGAATTAAATGACAGAAGAAGTAAAAGTCAGTCAAGTTGTACGTGAAAGACTTAAAAAAAATAACGTGCGTTTTTTTGCAAATGATAATATCAGTGAACACATAAGCGAGTGGGAACTTGAAGAGATCAAGAACGAACTTGCTTATAAGTTTGAAGATGTTTTACAAACATTGATTATCGATACTGAGAACGATCCTAACAGTATTGACACTGGTAGACGTATGGCAAAAATGTATGTCAACGAAATTATGTCTGGTCGATATAATCCAATGCCAGCACCTAATGCTTTTCCTAATTATGTAAATGAAGGTGAAGGTTATGAAGGTATGTTGGTTGTGCGTAGTGAACTTACAAGTTTGTGTTCACATCATCACCAAACTGTTAAAGGTGTAGCATACATTGGTATTATTGCTGGTCCTAAGTTACTAGGTTTGAGTAAATACACACGTATTGCACAGTGGTGTGCTATGCGTGGAACACTACAAGAAGAACTAAATGTAATGATTGCTGATGAAATTCAGAAACATACAGGAAGTGAAAATGTTGGTGTTTATGTACAAGCCACGCACGGTTGTTGTGAAAATAGAGGTATCAAAGCACACAGTAGTTTAACACAAACTACAGTGTTACGTGGTGCATTTAAAAATGATCCAGCAACTAAAAAAGAGTTTATCGATAACGTTAAACTACAACAGCAATTTGCACAGGGGTCATAATGGCAGAACCAGTAGATGTAAGTAAAAAACACTTTTATATTAGTTTAGTAAAAAGTGGTGTACGTATCGCAGGATGCGTAGTTGCTTTAGCAACAGGTAGTTGGGGTTGGTTAGCCTTAGGTTTACTTGTTGCTGAAGTCCTCGGTATTGCGGAGGAACTATAATGAAGTTACGCTATAGTGAAGCATTTTATAGTGTACAAGGCGAAGGCAAGTTTGTAGGAGTACCTAGTGTATTCCTACGTACCTTCGGTTGTAACTTTCGCTGTATGAATTTTGGTGTTGATAAAAGCGTTGGCGATCGTTGGGAACAACACAAGCGTGGTGAACGTTACAATGCAGAAGTAAAGCAATTACTTGCTGATGGCATTCACGAAACTACAAAAGAATTTAATGATCTGCCTATTGTACACACAGGTTGTGATACATATGCAAGTATCTATCCAGAATTTAAACATTTCAATATGCTTAAAGATGTAGATGAAGTTGTAGAACATTTACTAAGTTTATTACCAGAAGGCAAATGGACAATGGATAATGGCCAAGATGTACATTTGATTATGACTGGTGGCGAACCGTTGTTGGCGTGGCAACGACTGTACGTAGAATTATTTGAACATCCACGGATGAGGGATTTGAAAAATGTCACATTTGAAACAAATACTACACAACATCTTAAAGATGATTTCTATGACTACCTCAACACTCAAGACAGATTTGAAGTCACTTGGTCTTGTTCCCCGAAACTTAGCGTTAGCGGAGAACCTTGGGAAACTGCTATTAAGCCTGCTGTGGCTGCTGACTATAGGCGTGTTAACGGCAGCGATATGTATCTCAAGTTTGTTGTCGCTGATCAAGACGATGTTGACGAAGTCGCTAGAGCTGTTAGTGCCTATCGTGAAGCAGGTGTCAACGTTCCTGTATATCTTATGCCGCTTGGGGGTAGGTCGGAAGAATACACTCTCAACGTACAAGAGGTGGCGGACCTCTGTATGGAACGAGGGTGGAGGTTCTCGCCTAGACTCCACATCAGCTTATTCGGAAATGCCTGGGGAACTTAAAAAGAATATTGACAGTGTTCCTAACGGTATTAGAAGCGATGAGGAATATGAAAAAATAAGGAAATTAATATGAAAGATCCAAAAGTAGCCGAAATGGTAAAAGACCTCAATACAATGGTTAAAGAAATAAACAAACTAAATGTAAAATTGTATAAGCAAGGCGTATCGTACAGAATGGAAGAATCATATGACGATACGTTAGGCGCAAAACAAGTCGAAGTTAATTATCTTAAACAAACAGTGGAGTACTAATGGGAAAGCACATTAAAACACAAATGGATTATGATATGATCAATAATCTAACTAGGGAACTAAGCAAAATAGATCCTGAGAATGAAACCCTTGCACATTATCTTGGTATGGAAAACTTTGAAGGTGCAGAACTAAGAAAACTTGTAAATGGTTTTCCTTGGGCTGATAGAATACCAGCAGTGAATGGAAAATAAATGAAACAATGGCTTAAAAAAGTAACTGGCATTGAAGCAGAAGAAAAACGCATTGCAGAAGAAGAACAGCGTATTTCAGAAGAGAAGGCTGCTTTAGAAGCCAAAGAAATGGAACAGTTAAAAGTTCGTGATCCTAAAGCATATGCTACAAAAAAGAAAGAACCGTGGGTAAATGTACTTGATGTCAAAGTTAACCAAGATAACGTAAGAAATGGTTTTTTTGAATTAGATTGGAACAAATATTTTATTGAACAACTTATTGGCGCAGGCTATGGCGAAAAAGGCGATGCTGAAGAACAAATTGTTGATAGATGGTTCAAAGATATTGTTTACAATATGTTTGTAGAAGAAGGAATAGACACAGATAGAGGCGCAGGTTATATTAATGTTGTACCTATCGATCAAGGAAAAAGTGAAGTTTCGTAATGCGTGACGATCTAATGGTTCAACAGCAAGTTGAAAACGTATGGCAACATATGGTAGGTGTTATCTGTTTAAATTGTACAAATAGAAAACAAGTAAAACGTGTATTACCTCCGTTGTTTGCAACTGCGCCAACTCCTGTACATTTCTTAAACACACCCGAAAAAACAATTAAAACTATAATCGAAAGTCTCGGTATGGTAAACGTAAGATATAAGCGTTTGAAAAGAATGAGTAAAGAGTTCTTGACTTGGGACGGAAATGATGCTACAATGTTATATGGAATTGGGAAATACGGCAGTGACAGCTACAGATTGTTTTACAAAAACGAAGTACCTGACAATGTTGGTGACCACGAATTGAAACGATATGTAGAAGAAGAGTTTTATGACTTACATACTAATTGATACAGCAAATACTTTCTTTAGAGCTAGACACGTAGTACGTGGCGATATTGATACTAAAGTAGGTATGGCAATGCACATTACACTTAACAGTATTAAGAAAGCGTGGCAAGACTTCAGCGGTTCACACGTTGTTTTTTGTTTAGAAGGACGTAGTTGGCGTAAAGATTATTATGAGCCTTACAAGCGTAACCGTAAAGAACATCGTGAAGCTATGAGCCCACGTGAGGCAGAAGAAGATAAAATCTTTTGGGAAATATTTGATGAGTTCAAAGAGTTTGTTACAGACAAAACAAACTGCACAGTTTTACATAATCCTGTGTTAGAAGCAGATGATCTTATAGCAGGTTGGGTGCAAGCACATCCAAATGATGAACACGTGATTGTTAGCACAGATGGTGACTTTGCACAACTTATTGCACCCAATGTGCGTCAATACAACGGTGTACAAAATGTTACAATTACACACGAAGGTTACTTTGATGACAAAGGTAAATCTGTAATAGACAAGAAAACTAAGGAGCCTAAGGCTGCTCCAGAACCACAATTTATGTTGTTTGAAAAGTGTATGCGTGGTGACACTAGTGATAACGTGTTTAGTGCATATCCAGGTGTACGTAAAAAAGGTACAAAGAACAAAGTAGGCTTACTAGAAGCATTTGCTGATAAAGAAAGTAAAGGCTACAATTGGAACAATATGATGTTGCAACGTTGGGTTGATCACGAAGGTGTAGAACATCGTGTGTTAGATGATTACACAAGAAATGTTACATTATGTGATTTGACTGCACAACCAGATAACATAAAGCAAGAAATAAATAACACTATCCAATCAGCAAGCAGTAAGAACGTTAGCCAAGTAGGTATGAGACTTATGAAGTTTTGTGCTAAGTGGGATTTACAGCGTATTGCAGACAATGCGGCACAATATGCAGAACCGTTACAAGCGAGGTATTATATATGACAGTAAAAGCAAAACCTATTTTAGATGGAAAATTTTGGATTGTTGAAGATGCAGGTGTACGTGTTGGTACACTAGCAAAAGAAGAAGAAGGATTTGTTGTCAGTGCAAAAGGTAAAATAGACTTTTACAAAAGTGAAAATGCATTGAAAAGAAAACTAGGCAAAGATCTTTTTGTTGCAAAAATTCCTACTGAAAATAATACAGATAAAGAAGTACACGGCTATCCTACTAGATCATTGCCATTTAACAGTATGTATGATTTGCAAAGTAAATTACCTTTGTTTACAAAAAGTAGGAAGAGTAAAAGTTTATACTGTGCTGGATATTATCTAGTGAGATTTAACGTAAATTGGCTTAAAAGTTTTTGCCCTAAATTGATTACTTTACAAAGAAATGAATATATGGGTCCATTTAAAACAGAAATAGAAATGAAAGCAGCCTTAAGTAATGTCAATAGAGCCTCTAAATACCAGTAGCATACAACAATTTATTCAGCAAGTTAAATCTGCAGAATCAAGCAGAGCAAGAGAATTACGTTTAGATATGAATCAAGCAAAAAATCTTGCATTTACTTTAGGAATTGTTATGGCAAGAATGAATGGTGATTTAGAAAAGTTTGTAAAAGAAAATGCAGGCGGTGATATTGGAGATATTGAAGTAGTAATAGGTGCTGATTCCGACTGGAAATAATTAAACTATAGTTTAAAAAGGATAAATATATGCGTATATAACTAAGAGGATACGCATATGAGCAGACCCAAGCCAAATGTATTATTAGAATTTACAAATAGTGTTACATACAAATGTGAGCAGGTTTTAGAAGCAGATGCAATATGGGCTGTGTTTTACAAAAATAAACCATTTAATTTAAAAAGTAGTAATTCTTTAACTAATTACCCTGGTCCAAAGTATAAAAAAACTAGTTTTTCAAATCCAGGTCACGCATTTAATCTATCAAAGAAATTAAATGAAATGTTCAAAACAGATGAATTTACAGTAGTAAAATTAGTCGAAGGTGAACAAATTGACTAATGTCTAATAAAATTACATACACAAAAATTTTCCTAAAAGAATTAGGCAAAACTTATAATGATATTTCAGTACAAGAACACTTACATATTTGGTGGTATAATACTAGAAATAAAGAAGTAGGCGGACTACGTTTAACAGATGAAGGGTATGAAGCAATACAAGAATTAGGACTAACAACATATGATATTCCATATCCACGTGAAATGCCTTTAACAACACAAATTATAATATTTTTAGATAAGTTTATCGATTGCCCTTATTATTTGACAAATAGAAGCATAACGGTTACAAATGAGAAGAAAGCAGTTGAATTAACATTGTTTAGTGGTGATTTGCGTAAGTACGGCCTTACAAAAGCAATGAAAAGACAAAATGAGGATTGATTTACACGGTGCTCACATACACGAAGGTTGGCGTAAATTTAAAAAATCCGTTGATCAAGCATATTATCTTGGACATAGACAATGTATTGTAATCACAGGCCAAGGTGCTATGATGAGAGAATTTCCTACTTGGGCAAGTAATCATCCATTTGTTAGAGAATGTAATCAACAAAAATATAATCCAGGAAGTTTTTTAATAAAATTAAAGAAAAAAGGTTGACCTTTGTGTAAAGATGTCTTATATTATATGTATAGGGCAATAAAGCAAAGAGGGCTTTCAAATGTTTACATACTGTGAAGATACTATTTCAGACTTACACAAAGAAGTGTATGGTGTCCGTCCACGTGAAGCTTTTTACGCAGACTGGAATAACTGTACTCCTGCAGAAAAGCAGAAAACTTGGGATGAGTACTGCAAAACTCTTGAGCAAAATATGGCTGAAGAGAAAATTCGTGAAGCAGCCTGTGTTGCACGATTTGAAGACCGTGTGCAAGATGTGATAAATCTTGGTGCAGGCGATCGTACAACAGCACTCCGTTGGATTGCACAACAAGAAACTTTTTATCATATACAAGATGTAGAGCATTTTGTATGGGAGCAAGGTATCTTGTTTACAGATTATGGTAAAGCTCTTGTAGACGAGCTTTCAGCAGTTGTTGAATATAAAGATATATAAAAAGGTTGACACTGCAACAAATAAATGTTAATGTAACGTATAAGCACTGATACAAACAAACAAGGAAATACAAAATGGATACAATGACAAGACAAGTTAGTCCGAATCGAGCTAAGAAAAGCATTTATCGGGCATTTAAAAAGAAGCGACCTGTGTTTTTATGGGGTCCTCCAGGTATTGGTAAGTCTGATATTATTAGGCAGATTACTGATAGTATGAAAAACAGCCATCTAATTGATATTAGATTATCGCTGTGGGAACCAACAGACATCAAAGGTATTCCGTACTTTGATGCTAACCAAGGCAAAATGGTGTGGGGCGCACCTAGCGAATTGCCAGACGAAGAATTCGCAAAAGCATATGATAACATTGTTGTATTCTTTGACGAGATGAACTCAGCTCCTCCTGCTGTACAAGCGGCAGCATATCAGTTGATTCTAAATCGTCGAGTAGGACAATACAAATTACCAGACAACGTTATTATCGTTGCCGCTGGTAACCGCGAAGCAGACAAAGGTGTTACGTATCGAATGCCTGCTCCGCTTGCAAATCGCTTTATACACTTAGAACTTTCAGTATTGTTTGATGATTGGTTTGAGTGGGCAGTTGACAACAAGCAACACAAAGATGTTGTTGGCTACTTGCAATTTGCTAAACAGGATCTTTATGATTTTGATCCTAAATCGCCAAGTCGTTCTTTTGCAACGCCACGTAGTTGGTCGTTTGTTTCTGAACTACTAGACGAAGATGATTCAGATGAATCTACAACTACAGACCTTGTTGCTGGTGCTGTAGGTGAAGGTTTGGCTGTAAAATTTATGGCTCA